TTCCTTGTATTGGTCTAGTTTTATACGCATTAGGCGATGTTAAAACTAAATCATACACATATCTTCCACCTTCTATGACATCTGTAACTGTACTAGCCATAGCTACTTTTATCTGACCATTAATCCTATTAGGAAAAGATACTATAAAAGCATTATATTTTGTGGCAGCAGGATGTTTTCTAAGTTTAGCTTCTCCAGTGTAACCAGTTAAGTTCAAAGCAGACGAATTCTCGTTTTTAACCGTGAATGTCGCTTCAAAATCTACACCTTGATCGAGAACCAAATTGATGTTCCTTGCCGTCATCTGTCAAAAGGGGGATTTTAGTTATTTATCACAATTTAGTCAAGACCTGTTTCAACAAGTCCTTAACTTCATTAATTTCATTTTTTAGATTGTCAATATCTTTCTTCTGAGATTCCAAATCTTGAATCTCATTAATGCGTTTGTTTTTAAGATCTAAGTATGCATGATACTCAGAATCAGAACAATTTATTATTGCACCTGACTCCTCATCTCTATAAAGAGATCCACTATCCTTTACCTTTACCTTATTCATTAGATAGATGCAATCGCTCTTAGATCCCTAATCTTAGGAACATGTGCGAAGTTAGTTCCACTCATGACAATCTTAATCTGGAATCCATTGAATTGTGGTAGGTTCTTGGCATTAAACTCATATTCTTTGAAATCAGTATTAGTTGCAGAAGAAAGAATTCTTCTATCAGGTCTTCCATTATTCTTAGCAACATCTATAGGATTACCATTAGAATCTAAGTTATCAAAGCCAGGGAATAATTCAAATAACTGATACTGTGGTGGAGCATCAATTCTGAATATTCTATAAAGTACTCTAATATCATTTGTTGCATGTCTATATGCATCAAACATAACTTTTAGTCCATCTGCAGACTTCTCAAGATTAACAATCTTAGAAAGATAAACTGCAGCACTTGGATCTGCATTTAAAGAATTAACTCTACGATCTGCGGCATAATCAGTAATCTTATTATTGATTCTATCCATAATCGTAATCATGTTAACTCTATCCAAGTCAATCATTGGACTTACTTTGGAGTCCTCAGTACTTAATAATGTCTGTAGATTGAATGATTTTCTTCCTTCATAATCAACTAACTTATCTAATTCATTTTGCTTGGAAGCAATAATTCTTGGAGAAGTTAAAAGGTTATTACTGTTTAATGATATTGCTTCAAATCCTTGATCTACAAATGCAGTAGCAGTTCCATCGGGACTATTACCACTAAATGTTCTTATCTTTCCTTCAATATTAGTTCCTTCTGGAAGAAGGGTAGCAACATTAGGTCTAACAATATTGAATGGGATGTTCTGAGTCGCCATTGGGCCGAAAGGAACACCAACTTGTACATATTGTTGATCATAACTACCACCAGACTTAGTTTCATTGAAGAATAATTCTGGGAATCCACTTGCATTTCCAGTTGCCCTGTCTAATCCACGACTTGATATTCCAACCTTAATCCAGTAATTATCAACATCAATAGGATACTTACTAAGATCAGTATCAGAGAACTTATGAGTTGTGTTAATTCTTCTTAAGGAAACTCCGTTTAATTCATATTTAAAGATCTTATCATTAACATTATAATCTCCAGCCTTTGTATCATCAAGGGCCCTAGTAACATTATTAATTGTAGATGTTGTGGTTGTTATACCAGTATATTTTATAATTTCATTTCCAATCTTAATATAGCCTGGATTGGAACTACTTACTGGTACATTTTCAAAAGAAGTAAAGATTCCAACAGCAGTAACAGTCATATCTTCTGTACTAGAAGAATTAACTGAAGATGTTAATTTTTCTGGTTTAACATCAGCTTCTACTCCAGTAAGAGTAACTAAATCTTTCTCAGAATACATACCATGATTTTGGTGTCTAACTCTGAAGTGCAATCCATCTGAAACGTTGTTTAGATATGCAATAGAACCACCGTTAACTACACTAGTTCCACTACCACCAACATAAACAACAGCAGATGATGAATCAACTTTAGGTTTACCTTGAATGTTATCAAGAACTAAGGTATTAAATGCACTAATAATACCAGTGTTATTTGGAATTGACAGACGTAAATCCTTACCAAATCCACCAGTGTTAGTTGCACTAACAGTTAGAACATCACCAGCAGAGTATCCAGTTCCACCGATAGCAACTGTTGCAGCAACAGCAACTCTGTTATTAACGTGAAGATTCACTGTAGCACCAGTTCCTCTACCATATTCAGATACTAAAGGAACTCCAGAGTAAACAACAGATGTGGCAGCAAATCCACTACCAGCATTTGTTACTGTTAGAGCACTATTAATACCAATAGCACCAAGAACTTTATTCAAGTTTGCCTTGAAGTTTGGATTATTCTGTTGGTAAATTGTTGTACCTTCAGCAAGTCCTGTCTGTTCTGCAGATGAAAGACTCTTTCCAAGTCCAACAACAGCAGTATAAGCAAGAAGATCTAATGGGTTTGGAGCAAGAGATACAATCTGTCTGTTTCCAATATCTAGATCTGGGTTATAGAAGTTAACTCTACCTTCTTCAGAAGTAAAGTCTGCCCTGTATAAATTGAACTTAAGGTCTTCTAACTGACTTGGATCCCATGTAGCACCGTTCTGTGACTTAAATAGTGAACCAAGTAGTGGCTGAGATGATACAATTATCTTCTCGGAATCTGCAGAGTTAACTGTTGTTACATCTTCTTCACCCATTCTGGAGATAAAGACGTAATATTCATTAGATGCGGATAGAAGAACTAAACAATATTCTCCACCACCCTCACAATAAACTGGGGAAGGGAATGTGAATGTTGTTGCCTTAGATCCATCTTCAGATAAAACAACTTCATCTGGATCAAGAATACACTCACCAAATGGCAGAATCTCCTGAGTAGGTAAACCAGTTTGTAGTGTTCTTACTTGTAACGTAACAGGCAACTCATTTGTATCTTTTGCCCTGAAGTAAACATCACACTTAGTAAGGAATACGCCATTAATATCTGGTATTTCAAAAGATTGTGCAAGAGGGTCAACCCATCTTGTTTGAGTTGTAGATCTATTAGAGAAAGTAGTTCCTACAGTTAGTCTCTTACTTGTATCTTTAAGAGTTCTATCTTCAGATGAAGGAATTCTTTGAACATCAGCATTTCTCATCCGTAATGTAGATGCCTCTACAGTCTGTAATGTACCAGATGCAGTGAAGTTAGCTTCACCAGAACTATCGGTAAATCCAGAAATAGTGGAGTTAACAAGACTGGTTGATAATGTGAATGTTTTAGTACCAGTATTAAATGTAGGAGCAGAAGGAATAGTAGGATCAGGTAAGAAAAGAGATCCAATAAGTGTTCCTGACTTATCTGTAATAAGTCTAATTGCAGATACAGTAGCAATAGCACCACTAGATTGTCCAACAAGTTTCATACCAGTCGCTATGTATCCATAGAATCCAGATGCAGACTGAAGTTCTAGAGATGCAGTATCAACATTTAATAATGAAGTTGTTGATGAATATGTGGAAGAAATACTTGATGCTGGTTCATATGGGTTCTGTTTATAAACCTGATCTGGATTATTGTATGGCCCATACTTGTGATTCTGATTTGCTAACCTGAATCTAATTGCATCAGTATTTGAATTTGGACGACTTCCTTCTACAACTTCACCAGCACCAAATGTACCACTGACCATTGTAATTTCTACAAGTTTAGGTATAACATACTTCGACATATCAATATTATCGAAGAATGGATAGAGTCTTGTATTAGGCTTAAGTCTCCTAGTAACAAACTCAATATTCCTTGATCGCATTGTAGCGATAACTTCTGTATTAACTACCTTATCACCAAGACTTGTAGTATCAAATCTTTCTCCAACCCTAAACTGAATACCTTGTCTAGTTTGGTTAGTTGTAGTTGTAGTTGTTTTCTCTCTGAAATCAGTCTTAGCGTCTTGATAATTCTTTGTTGTAGTAATAGGAATACCCTTTCCACAAACATACTTACCTTTAACTGTTGATGTTCCTGTAAGAGTTGTTTTTGTCTGACTGTAAAGTGATGGTCCCATTGTAGAACTTTGGCCAGTCCATGTTGTTTCCCATGAACCCCAATCTACTGGTGAAAGTCCAGTATTACTATCTGCACCAGTCATTCCCATTGAAGAGTTATAACTACCCTCAATGTCATATGTTGCAGAAGTTCTTCTTGTTTCAATCCATGTGTCTGTGCCAGGATTAAGTTCAACTTGACCAATCCAGTTAACAACAGCAAATGGGTTTACATTCTCAATTCTTGTTGCAAATTTGTTTTCAAGATAAACTGTGTCGCTGTAATTTAGACATACGACATCACCAATTCTCTTGACATTCTTATCACCAAGATCTTGTGCAAATCTATAGTCTGCAGATGGATTGGATGATGTTGCAGCACCTACAATCGCTTCAGATCCAAGTAGTAAATCAATAGAAGTTGTATAATGTTGTGGACGTAATCTACCATCAACAGGATCAATAGAAGCCTTATACTGTCGATTAGTTACATCACCAGAACTTACTGACTTAAAGTTATCTACAAAGAATCCAGACTTAAATCTGTCAAGATTGGTTTGTGGATCTTTAAGATTCATTCCACTAGTTTCCACTTCTAGAAGTGAAAGTGAAGTATAATATTCTACGTTCTTCAACCTAGTTTCAATCTGGTTGATATCCTTCATCCTATATCTCTTATGCTTCGCAAAAGTCATATTGACTTCTCTAGTATCATAAAGATATGGAGGAAGATGTATGGTAGCAACTTCTAATGCATTATCAATAGTATTTGGTAGTTTTGGCCAATCAGATGGAACACCTTGAGATAGAGTAAAGATACCCTCTTTACTCAAGAATAGTTTATCAATTCTACCAAGATAGTAATTATATGAAAGATTGAATGATTTGTCCTTCGCCAACACATGTGAAGATGATGATGTGCCTGGAACAAATTGTCTTGCCTCAAACTCCCAAGGAGACCTGCCAGGAACTGTTGTAGTAACTCTTGGTCTTAGGTCAATAATATCAGAACCGTACCTTCCACCAACTAGGGGAAGTGAATCAGAATATAAATCAGAGTCATAGGAATTAACAGTTACGAAATCGCCAGGGTCAGATGCATCAATTACAAAGTTATTATAAACAACAGTTAGTTTTCTAGTAGGAGCTTCTGTTCCCTCCTTTCTTTGAAGAGCAGAGAAATCAACGTAATCTAATCTTTGGCCAGGATCAAATTCATAGTTATTTCTAATATCTCTATCGCCTGGAATAAATGTTTGAACTGTTCCCTGAACATTAGTATCTTCAAATAAGACTTCTTCTCCTATTTCAAAGGAATTTTCGTTCTGAGATACGAAACTAACTTCATCAGATCCATTTGTAGATACAAATACAGCAGATGCGCCAGAAGTCTTTCCAACTATAGTTTCACCCTGTATTGCATTTAAAATATTAGAGTTTAAACTAGTTAATTGTAGGATCGGGAATTGGGGATCGGAAGTAGTTGAAGATTCCAATACTGCAAGAACATAAGCAACATCACACACACCAAGAGATATCCTATTATCTTGAACTCTATTACCATATGTTGTGTCATAAGTAAGTCCATCATTATTTTTCAATAATCCAGTGCCAGACTGGGTGTTGTTTGATTTATTAATTGTATATGTTGTTGCCCTTTTGAATACTTTAGTTTTTGGTTTTACATTTACTTTCTTCCAAGTAACTGTCAATACTGCAGCACCTGAAGCACTATCCAATCCAGATAGGGTAATTGTTCTACCACTAACTGTAAGTTTCTGATTAGTTAGATTTTCTACCTTACCAGTAGTCTTGTATGTTACGTTGTAATCTTCTTCATCAAATGGTTCTAAAGTTAGATCAGCATCCGTTTCTAAAGTTCCACTATAAGCGTTACTTGCAACTGTGATGTTGTATGATTTCTTGTATACAATATCAGCACCATTTAGATCAACAGACGCAACATTATTATAAGTTAAATCACTGAATAGGAATGCCTTATTGTTATTTTGTACTTCCAAAGTTACTTTGTACAGATCATTAACTGATACAGCTGCAACTGGAAGAGCACCAGAACAAACATTTTCAACGTCTACAGTAGCTTCAAGACTTATTGATGTTGAAGTTGTGGCAGTGACACTACTGTAAGTTGGTACAGAATTACCAGAAATACTATAACTGATAACATCTCCTGTTTTAATGCCAGCATTGGCAAAGTTAGCACTTGGAGAAGTTATAGTTGATGCAGCACCAGATGCAGCACTAACTGTATATTGAGTAGACTGTGGAGCAAGTAAATGTCCAAGATTTAAGATAGGATCTGCACTAAACTTATAATTAGTTGGATCATTACCGACTAACTGTTTAACATCTTCCATTCCATAATCTTCTACTTCAGTAATACTTCTAGAAATAGATTTACCATTAATATAAATCTCTTCACCTTTTTGGAATGAACCAGAAACCTGATAAAGAGTTATCTGTGTAGAATTATTGGCAGAAGTATATGCATAACCTACTGCATTACTATTCCTACCTTCAACATATGCTGGAAGATTAACATATGTTCCAGTGTTTAACTGAAGATATGTAAATGTTTGGATATCATATAAAGATGATTCAAATATTGTAGAAGAATCGGCATAACCTACATTCTTCAACTTGAGATCATAAACTCTAGCAACACCAACTTGAGTACCGTTTGCAGTACCAACAGTCGATGTTCTCTTATTGAATAATTTTACATAAGAATCTGTACTAATTCCAATAGGAGGAGAACCATAAACGTTATTAAGTTCTACCTGTCTACCAACACTAAATGGTAGAGATTCATTTTCAATTAATTTAGTAGTTCTTGGTTTAGGAACATCAACAGTTGTGGTGTTAAGAGTTTCTATTTCATAACCACGAACATATGCCTTTCCAGGCCCAATAGACAGACACATAAAGTCGTCTGATGGCGTATTTCCCTGTTGAGTTAATTGAGTTGAATAATAAGAACCATCATTTCCGATTCTATTATTCAAGCACTCCTTAGAAACAATTGGGAATGGTTTAATGTAATAATGTCCAGATTCGTCATAAGTTCTTCTTGCTAACTCATCACGAATTAAATTATAGTTATCTGCTCCAGCCTTAATGAATTTCTGTAGAACACCGTCTACAACTCTCATCAATTCTATGAAGTTCTCATCATTTAGGTCTGTTAAAGACTTCTTAATTAAGGTTGTAGATAGTTTAAGTCTATCGGCACCAGGCGCAGCAAAGTTAGAAAATCCCCTTGCATTATCGTAAAGATCTTCATCACTTGAAGATGCAGTTACTAATTCTTCTTTAATCAGTAATCCAATTCTGTATGATGGAGTATTAGTATACTGATCCAAAATAACTGTCTGATCATCAACAGTTACAAAGAATCCTCTGATGAAATATACACCATTGGCAATCTTTGCTGCAGAACCAGTTGCAGTTGAAGTGGAAATAATAGTTGTAGCAAAACTAGCACCCTGTCTAATACTAGAAAGGGAATAGTTCATATCCTCTTCTAAGAGAAGATTCTCACCATCTGCAAAAGATTTCCTAGAGAAGTCTGTGTCACTAGAACTTTGATATTTAACGTAAAGAGTATATGCGCCTTTTGTTGATGTTCTATTATCAATATATTGTTCTACTTTAGCAGTTACACCACTAGTTTCACCCTTAATTTTCTTACCTACAAGATTCTCCAAGTATAGAGAAACTGGAATACCTAAGTGACTATCATCGATTTGTACACAAGTGTACTCAGGGTCATAGGCGACTTGGCCTGGAATGACAACTGATCCTTCTTTAAAGAAATGCTTACCAAACTTTTCTACCTGATTTTGCAATATAGATTGCAAGGTAGTAAGTTCTCTAGACTGGACAGGTAAACCTGGCTTGAATAGTACCCTCTGATAATTTTTTAACTCATTAAAGTCATCAAAGTATGGAGATGAGTTTAAGTTAGTATTTTGTGGCATTTTCTTTTAAAACTCCAGTACTATCTTGATGTCTTCCTTCTGCGATGCAGAACGAGGAATAGCGGTTCTGTTATCAATATAGATTATTTCACCTGACTTAGTATTAAACTCAGCCGAAGATATACCAGAACTGAAACTCATTCCAAGTTGGTACGTCTTATTATTTATTGAGGTACTAACACCATTATAGGCAGTATCAACAGAGAGAAGTGAACCCGTAACTGAAGATCCAGTAATAGTTACTCCATATCCTGCATTAGGTGTTGATGTAAATGGAACGATCTTATATCCAGTTGCACTAGAAGCAAGACCCATTGGTTGATAGTATTTCAACACTCCAGTTACTTTATCCCAAGATGCCACATATCCAACGGCAGTCGATCCAACACCAACTGTCTGGGTAATTTCAGAGTCTACAGCATATGTTGTTGCTGTAGTAATACCACCAAGTTTCAAAGCTTTTAACCCACTGACCATTGCGGTGTCTAGTAATTCTGTACTACTACCGTATACAGTGGGATTTTTTATTAGTCCAACCCTAGCAAAATCATTACCTTCAATAATGTCTGGGTTAGTTTCTAGAGTTTCAAATCTAGAATAGAGTAGAGCTCTATATGCTCCTAATTCTCTATAAATGTCATATCCATGACCACCTTTAGGTGGAATAATGACATTGAAGTTAGAAATAGATGTTGTTCCTATTCCTGTATTGGTAAGGTTAGCAAGAACACCGCCTGACTCACTGCCAGGAGCGCCTGGAAAGAACTGTATCGATCCGTGGGTGTATCCTGTTCCTCCGTCAGTAACAAATACTTCAGATACCTTTCCGAAAGAATCAACCGTAATAGTTGCCTTTCCTCCTGTTCCATCTCCCAAAATCGGAACATTAGCAAAAGATGTAGAGATCGGTTGATAGTTAGAACCTCTATCATTAACCACAACAACTTCAATTTTACCATCTATAGCATTAGCCTTTGTTGCAACAGTCTCGCCCTGTTTACCCCAGTTTTCGGGCACAGGTATGTATTCAATAGAGTCAAATTTAACGATTTCGGATGGTTTAATCGTATAAAGGTATTTCCAAACATAACCATCGCCACTAGTACCAGCTGCTCTTGGCTCAAGGTCAACAAATGTGGGTTGGTCATACGAAGGCCTACCCTTTGGGTTTTCTGGGTCGGATCCATTTTGTAGGCAGATGTATACTTTCAAGTCTTCATTGACTATGTAGTAATTTGCCTCGTACAAACTCCCCTGACTAGTAATAGGTGTGAGATTGTAGATATTGTAGTCATGCCTGTACATCTCGTAAGTTGTACCAGCAACCCAACTAACCTTTCTGACAAGTCTGCGAACATCCTTATCAGTAACTTTCTTCATCGCAATAATGGATTCTTTAATTCCATATTCTTCCTCAAACCCATCTAAAGGTGAGGGAGTATCAGTTGCCCACGTAGCAGTACCACCCGCTTTAGGTTCAATGGAATTGGGTAATCCCATGAAAGCATAATACTTATTAACAGTAGATCCGACCCCGACAAAACTTTGCACGAAAGTCTCGGCGTTCAGAATCCTGAATTGTTCGGATATAATTGCAGGCATTTTAAAAAACTAGTCCTTTGGTTTATTTAGTGTGGTTAAGTTAGTGGTTTTAATCTGGAGACTACAGCAGCAGTAGATAATCCCACATTACCATTGTTTGCATTGACGAAAAATTCTTTTGGATTTCCTGAACCACGATTCTGATATCCGTAGATTTGACCCCAACTATATTTACCCCAGAAGGTATCAGTAGTTGCAGTTGTACCAACTCCTACCTGAATATGGTTGTTTCCATAAGGTGTTGGGCCTGGCTGGAAAGCACAAGTGACAGTTACGATTCCAGAAACAGCATCTCCATTTGTAACTTCTTCTACTCTGAATACTCCACCAAGATAATCACCAGCAGTAACCATACCAACAGGTTCATTTGCACCACTAGCAGTCGTAATACCAGTTAGTGCATGTCCAACAACTAAAGAACTATCATAAATTGTGAAATAATCACCTTTCTCAAGTCCAGAGTACTCAACACCAAGAGCGTTTAGTGATGAATAACCATAACCCAAATTAGTATTATCATTATATTGTGATTTTAGAGTGAATGCTAATCTAGGCAGAACACCAGCGGAACCTGGCAACCATGTATTTATTCCTACAATGTCACCAAAATCACCCTTAGCATTAACTGAATAAACTTTCTCCTGTTTCGCCTTATCAGTTTCGATAATAACTGGAGGAGAACTACCAACTTCATAACCAAATCCACCATCTGTTACTGTAAGTGCGGTTAATACACCAGCGGTAACAGAAGAAGTTGCAACTGCCCTGTTAATAACTGGATCTGCATAGAATTGTGTTGTTCCTGTTCCAACTGCGAGAATTCTACTACTTGCAAAATCACCAAATGGAGTATTAACAATATCTCTAATCTCATTAGTATGATTTACTTCTCTCTTATTCCAGTTTGCAAGATCGAATGAATAGTACATGTCACCAACAGTACTGATTCCAATATAGATTCCATCAATAAATTTGAGTGTCTTAAAGTCAAATGTAGCAGGGTGAACTGTTCCTGCAGGTAACTGTTGACTCCAAGGTTGCCAGTAATTCTTATTGGTAGAAATACCAATAGTACCATTATCACCAACACAGATGAATCTATTTCCATCATAGATGATATCATTCAAATCATATGCAGTATTACTGATCTTATCTCCCCATCCAGTTCCGTCATTAGATGCAATAACTACACCACCATTTCCAACTGCGACAAATTCTGATTGACCATAACATACAGAGTTTAATTGTTGTAAAGTTCCTGAATACTGACTAAATGCCTCTGCAGTTGTAAGACCAACAGCAGTAAAGATAGATCCAGCAGCACCAACAGCAACCCATGTATTTCTAGTTCCTTCCCAAAGAACATCTTGGAAATTACCTTCATAGGTACTATCAAATTTACCTGTTTGGTTGATGGCAGGAATTGTCCTTTCTTCTTTAAGATCTAGAGCAGACCAAGTACCAATACTGTTACCAATTGCAACTGCTCTTGCCATAGATGCATAATCACCTACAGCCATAACATTCAGACTACCTTGATTGGCATAACTGAATCCCATACCAACACCATTAAAGGTGATAGTTCCACCAAATCCAATCTGTCCTCTTTCCCAGAATGTTCCACTCTTAGTATTGATATAGTAACTACTTGATCCAACAGCAACAATTGGTGCTTGTTGAGTTATAGCCTTAAATTCAACTGCCTGAGTAACACCACTAATTCCATCAAATTTCCAATTCTTAATAGGATCTTTACGAGTAATTAACGCACTTGAAATGGCGACATTAGGACTTGCAAGATTACTGTATCCAGTTCCACCATAACTGATAGCCAAAGAGGATATACTGGATGAGGTAGAAACAATAGAGGTTACAATACCTGGCTCAACATCACCATCGTCAAAGATTTGTATATTTCTTTCAGCTTGAAGTAGTTTATCAATATTTGTGAATACTGGGAAAGCATTACTTACATGAAGTCTATCATCTAAATTTCCAACAGCTTTAATAATTCTTGTAGTAGGAAGAACTTTACTCTTCAAACTAGGTCTTGATTTTGGTATCAATACACCAGAAAGAATCTGATCCTGTCTTTGTTTAATCCAAGCTAGTGGTCTCTCAGCATTTTGATCAGTATTAATTCCAATACTATCGTATGTGAATGTTTCTAAGAGGTCAGAAGCAACTATTCTCTTAGTTGTTCTTTGGAACTGATCAATATCAAATAGTTCTAATTTATTCTCCTTAATCTGTACAATATCACCAGACTTAACTGATTGTACTGGGTCAATGGTTTCAACGTCTCTCTTAGATCCTCTGAAGTAGAATACAGAACACTTAGAGTTTGGTTTTGGTGCCTCTGTAAATATGATTCTACTACCCTTGAAAGTATAAGAAGATTGTGGAGTCTGAAGAATATCATTGATGTAAATGAATATATTATTAGTAATATTCATATCACTACCAGGCAGAGTCTTAAGACTCAATATTTCAGTCTCACCAGCAGTTGTTACTGATAGAGTAAACTTCTTACGTCTTCCATTAAAGTATGCAGAAATGTCATCAAATAGAATGAACTGGCCAGGATAGAATCCAGAGAAAGTATCACTTTCTAGTTCTACAACTTTTAATTGGAATTCAGTGAGAACGCCAACTCTTGGGTCAGTAGCAATACCCGAAACAGTTAATTCTTCATCAACTTTAAATGCAGTTCCTTCTTCAAGGATATTATACTCACCAATTTGACCATCAACGTTAATACGAATATCAACCTTAGAATCTGTTCCAACACCTGTTGATCCAGAAACATATTCAAGTTTTCTATTGAAATATGGATCAGGTTCAGCAATATCAACATAAACAGGTTTGTCTATCCTACCACCTCTCTTGAATAGAGCCCTTTCGGTAGTCAATCCAGCATCAACCCTAAAGGTAGCACTGTCAATCTTTTCTATAACATCGAATCCAGAGAATCCTTTCTCAATAGAGGAAGCCATTCTCTTACCTTGTTGTGAAAGTCCACCTCTATTGTAATTATGATCTACAGTAGAAATACCAACATTAACAACAAAGTTCTTATTATCAATAATCTTATCTACAAATGTACCACCAGATGCATAGTCTACTCCACTTGCTGAATTATTAAATTCTCTTGGAGCAATAATAACACCCTGAATAGTACCACCTGCATTGTAATGTGTTGGAACAGTGGAAACACCAACATTAGTTTCAATGTTATTAGCGTCTATAACTCTAGTAATAACAGACCCATTGTACCAAGGATCTCCTCCCTTTGGATATACATGAGAAGTTGCATTACCATCTCTAGAACACTTGAAGTAGATGGACTCATTTGCCAACTTAACATTCTGGCCTATTTCTAGACTATGAGTTCCAATACTCATCGTCATTACACCAACAACCTCTTGATATGTTGCACCACCAACGTTGAAATTAACTTGGTTTGTTGCACCAACATTTAGACTGATAGTATTTGATGTTATCTTAGTAGGTTTCAGTCCTTCAGAGTGAGCAGGATCGTCAATACCAGCTGCACCACAATTTAATGTAATAGTAGTATCACTAGTTGCTCCAATAGAAACTACCTTCTTATGGATTGGATCACTTGTTCTTGGATAAGTATGATTTGAAGCATGAGCATCTTGAGCACAAGTAAATGTCAAGGCATTTGTAGCAATTCCTACATTAGCATTATCATTTACAACGAATCCGTGACCAGCACCAACTGTTAACTCAAGATCTCCAATTACATCATTGTAAGATGCATCAGTAACACCATAAGTTACAAGAGTAGAGATACCACAATTAATTGTTATTGTTGTGGAAGTTACTGCCTTAATTCCAACCTGTTTGTTATTAATTGGGTCAGCATCACGAGGATATGCATGATTAGTTGCATGTGCATCTCTAGCACATGTCATTGTAATTGAACGAGTATGAATACCAACAGTATTATTCGCTTTCTTAACACCATTAGTTGCAGAAGAAACGAATGTATGTACACCTACACTGGTTGAAGGAGGATTCTTAACAACTTGAACAGAGAATGTATTTGTGTCTGTGCCAAGTATAGGTAACCAAGTATTATAGTAATCATCACTGGGACGAGGATATGCCTTAGGTGTTGCATGAGTGTCTATACCACAAGTAAAGACAAATGCATCTGGTTCAAATTTAACATACTCACCAACTTCCCATCCATGACCAGCAACAGTCACAGTCATTATACCAGCAGCAGGATTATAATTTGCGTTTGTTGCAGTCGCTTGACCCTGTGCGAGTAATCCATGTCCAGATCCAACTGTTAACTCAATATCTCCTGTTGCAGGGGCATATGTTGCAGTTGTAATACCACTAGAAACGATTGTAGAAACACCAACGTTAACCGTAATACTAGTAAGAGTTGTTGCTCCAATTGCTACGTTAGTAAGACCATGTATAGGGTCAGATGCTCTTGGATATGCATGATTAGTTGCATGGTTATCTCTATCACAAGTTAGAACAATACCACCTGTTGCAATTCCAACTGTATTACTACCAGCAACAAGACCGTGTGCAGAAGCAAACTTCATAATCATGTTACCCGTAACAGCGTTATAAGATACGTTGTTAGGAGTTAATTTCGTTCCAGTCCAAGAACCAACATGAACTGAATTTGTAGCAGCACTAACAAACTCATGTCTGTAATTACCACCAGTAAATGCAACACCAGCAAGTGAACTTACATATGTGTGTGCATAATCTCCACCTTCAATTACTGCACCAGATGTTGCACTAACGAATGTATGTGCAAAGCCTGGTCTTGGATATGCATGTTCTGTGGCATGTTGATCCATCTCACAAGAGAAGATCAGTCCACCAGTTGCAATACCAACACTTGTGGCAGTAGTTAATCCATGAGAACTGTCAGTTGTAAATGTGACAATACCAGAGGAAGGAGTATAAGTGGATGTGGTTATATTGTACTTAACCAGACTTGTTATACCAACGTTGAATGTGAACGTATCTGCTGTAGAAGTTAGAATACCAATTTCCTGATTATTCAGAGGATCTCCAGTGTTAGATTTACCAACAAAGAGTGTTATTGTATTGGCAGTAGTTGCCCCAATAGAAATGTTCTTATTATGATATGGATCACTGTTACGTGGATATGTGTGATTAGTTGCATGTGAATCTCTAGCACATGTAAATGTCATTGAATTGGTAACAATACCAATTGGTTGACCAACTAGAAGTCCATGATTGGCAATGGTGATATCCATTGATCCAGATTCAGGATCATAAGTCGCAGCAGTTATATTCTTAGATACAATCTGACTAACACCTACATTAACCGTAATTGTGTCAAGTGTAGTGGCACCAATTGCAACGTTTGTAAGACCGTGAACTGGGTCGGTTGACCTTGGATATGCGTGATTTGTAGCGTGATTATCTCTATCACAAGTTAAGGTAATTGAATTAGTTGCAATACCAACTGTATTAGTACCTGCAACCAAACCATGATTGGATCCAAATGTCAGAACCATGTTGCCTGTTTCGGCATTATAGGCAGCATTTGTTGGTGTTAATTTAGCACCACTTTGAGTAACATAAATTGATTCTGCACCAGCACTTACAAAATTATGTGCATATGATCCACCAGTAAATGCAGCACCAGCTGTTGCACTTACAAATGTATGAGCATAACCTGATCTTGGATAAGTATGATCTGTTCCATAATTATCTTGAGAACACTGGAAGGTATAAGAGTTTGTTGTTAAACCAATAGTATCTCTAGCAATTTTTATGTTATTGCTTATTGCATTTTCAAATGTATGTTCATAATTACCACCTGCAATAACAGAGTCAGCAGAAGAAGAAATAAAGATATGAGTTGATTGGTTAGATGACTTACCAACATCTAGTGTAATTGTTGTATCAGTTGTAGCGGTAATCTTAACTGCAGTATTATAAGCAGGATCTGCGCCACTGATAGAAGTTGCTCTAGGATAGAAGTGATTTGTAGCGTGATTATCTTGACCACAAGTAAACTTAAATGCTCTTGTCTTAAGTTTTACTGCATTACCTTTCTTAAGATAATGTTCACCAATATCTACAGTCATCAATCCTGTGAATGGATTATAAGATCCACTTGTAGGACTGTAAGTAACGATAGTAGATACACCCACCTGAACAGTGAATTTATCATCAGCAATAGTTTCTACAGGCAACCATTTTTGATTTACTGGATCTGATGATCTTGGATAACTCTTAATTGATTTCCTACCATCCATGTAACATCTGAAGTTAATAGAGTCTCTATCAAATTGAACTCTATCTCCAGTTGTAAGATTATGATCACC